TTTGACTTGGTTGTTGAAACTTCATCACTCTGCTATTTTGTAAAGCAATAGCATCAGCAGTAACTCTTTTTCTTCTAATTTGTGGTTGTTTAGGTTCAAACTCTGACATGTGGACTAGTGACCCATTCCATTCTTTGACCATTTCAGAATAAGGAAACTCCATACCAGATCTATCTGATATTGCTTTTGCGTATTTACCTGTTGCAAATTTTCCCATTATTAAACTCCTGTTGATGGAAAGAAAGACTGTGGAGTAATAAATGTAGAAGTTCTTTGACCATCTTCATCCAAAGCTCTTTTCAATTCATCTTCGTAAATCATTTTATTTTGTTGAACTAGTTGTGGTGCTACTTTCATAGAAAGATAATATGCTAAACCTGCACACATACAAGGTAAAAATCTGTAAGCAACATCTGCTTGATTAGTGTAAACACCTGCGTCTTCGATTCTCTTAATTACATAATATTTTAAAACAGTGTAAGTGTTCAAATCAGGAGCTTGATATAACTGAATTTTTGGTGTCTTTTGACGGTCCACATAATATTGAGATGGTGATCCTTGACTTAATTTATTTGGAAGAGCAGCGTAAGTTGATCTATCAATTTTTGTTAAAGAAACATCCTGTGTACTAGCAGAGTCAGAAGCAGTTAATGTTGTTGAAACAAAAGCTTCAAGAACATCATTAACATCAGTATCTACAGTATATGTTGCTTGTCCTTGAACTAAACTTTTTTCATTCAACTCTACTTTCCATAAATGTATGCCTCGATTTCCCCACTCTGCAAATAACAAATTTAAACTTGTTCTTGCTGACTTAAGATTATATCCAGACGTTGTAGTTATAGAGCATCTTTGATACCCCTCTTGAATTATATCATCTATGTTTAAATCGAAAGCTACAGTATTTGAAGTTGCCATTATAATATATCCTTATAGTAATCTGCTAAACCACCAGTGCTTTTTTTAGCAATTTTTTCTAAAGTTTTTGCTTGAGCAGCATGTGCCTTTGATGCTTTTTTAAGTTTGTTGGCCACAATTTGTATGCCCCCTTTTGAATTCATTTTTGGTTTTTTAATTTTTTTATCCATAAAAGCTTTTGCCTTACTTCCTAAACCTGTTAAATATTTTCTAATTCTTTTTCTACTTTCTCTAAATTCTTTTACATTACCTCTTGCGCCTATTCTTGCAGCTCTTTTTTTACCATAAGTCATCATTTCTCCTAACTCCATGGCTTTAGCTCTTTTAATATCTAAACCCATAAGTCCTTGCAGAAACTTTTTATCACTACCATATTCTTTTGGTATTCTAGGATCTCTTTTAGAATATAATTTTTTTGTTTCTTTCTTTGTGTCTTTTGCAAATTTTTTAAAATATTTAGATCTTGCTGCAGATTTAATACCTTTTGTTAATAGTCCACCAAGTAATTTTTTTCTAATCATATTATTTCAATAAATTTAAATCTCTTATAGTCATTAATCTTTTTCTTCTTTTCAAGAAGTTTGATTTGTCTGCTTTAAAATCTTTAGTTTCTTTTTGTAATCTACCTTTCAATTCATCTCTTACACCAGATTTAACATCTGACTTAGCAATTTCTTCTCTTATTTTACTATCTTTCATAACTTCTCGTTTACTTTTACCAGTTTTACGATAAGCTTTGTAAGCTGATTTGATTCCTTTTGTAAGTAAACCACCAAGTAACATTTTTTTATACATTATTTAAACCCTTTCAATAAATCACCATAGTAACTCTCGTATGATTTGTTAGAAATTTTTTTACCAGCAATTTCAGATTTTATATAGGAACCTATATAAGCCTCTGGTTTTATTTTAGTACCTGGTGCTTTTGAAGTAGTTTCACTAAATTGTGCTCTACCCATGGCAGCTTTGACAACTTTTTTTTCTACACCTTTAATAGTGCCCTTATTTTTAGAGGCATAAAATACAGCTTTACCTTCTTTTTCACCGTATTGATCTTTCATAGATCTCATTATTTTTTTACCTTTTTTATTTAACGGCATTATTCCTCCTTTTGAGCCCGGGCTTTGTGATCGTAAAGTTTCACCTTTTTCCGGTCGTACAACCTTTTTGATTGTATCACTTTAGGTAGATAACTTCTAGACCTTACGTTTTTTGCGAATAGATTCTTTGGCTTTTTTAGCAATATTGACCACCTCTCGTTTACCCATAACTTTTGCTCTTTGTTCCATGACAGTAAGTATTTGGATTTTACGTGCGAAAGGTTTGTTTATTTTTTTGACTTTACTAGCTGTCATTCTAGCATCTCTCGGAGTAGCAAATTTTATTCTAACAGTATCTCTTGGATTTTCGTCTGTATATAATCTTCTGCCTGAGCCTTTTGGTTTTTTTCCAGTCCCTTTTAATGGGTCTCTCATATCAACTCTCTTGCGCTACCTAATATGGGTTTATATTTAGTCCTGCCCTCTGATCTGAAAGCATGTAAAAATGATGCTCTTGGTGTTCCCTCCACCCAGCTACAGTGGATCCAACCCGAGTTGGGTTCGCCAGGAGTGTAGAACTCAAGGATCAATTGATCTGGAGAAAGGTTGTCTTTAATCCAATCAAAAAGTTCTGCGTTGTCTACTCCAACACATTCGAAGTCTGCTGCCTCAGCTTTGGCATGTTGTGAATTTGCAGAACTGCCTATAGCCATACACAATTCTACACTACGGAATCCACTAGTCACTTTTACTCTACCGAAATGATCTCGCACCGGTTGTAAAATGTTTTCACAAAGAGCTTTTAATTTTTCCACTTGATCAGCGTTTGGATTATTATCAATACCCTTTCTAATAGCTGTATCTGATTTAGTCAACTCTAATAAACTAAAATTACGTGTTAAATTCATATTTATCCTAATCTAATATAAGTGAAGTAATTTTCTTTTCTCCCATATATATTTCTATATTCGCTTTAGATTTCAAACATTGATACGTAACTCTATCTTTCGCACCTTTATCCTTCATAGCATAACGCTTAGCCTTAAGGCAAGAACTAAGATTATCTTGAATACGATGCTCCACAATTTTATTGTCTACAATAAGTAATAGGGCAAATACAACTTCAACCATTAGTGTGCTCCATTTTTTCTAATTAATGATTCTACGTCTTCTGTAAGTTTTTTTGTTCTTTCTTTTAAAAATTCTATATTAACCGCATTATTTCTCATGCTCTTTACTTCTTTATCTACGTCCTCTAAAACACCTGCTAGATGTTCTACTAACATGAAAAGCTCCGCCTCCCCACTTGATTGACCAAGTTCTCCACGTGGATATTTAATTCTAAACTCTGAGTTTTGTTCTAAATCTTTTTGCATCAACTCTATTTTAGTAGCATGATTGTTTAGTGTTTCATGCAGTCCAAAATAAGCCCAGGTGCCAATTGCAACGAGCGCGATCAGCGAGGCAACCGTCTTCATAGGCATTTGGACAGCTGCCTCCTCTGATATATTTAATGGTTTTTTAGTCATTTTGTGTAACCACTAAAAAGCCAATCTACAAATTTTTTCCATAATCTTTTTATCATATTACCCTCCACTATTTTTTCATGATCACAAAAATCACATCCACATGGATAAGTGTTTTTTCTGATAGTCATGCATATTGTACCGCAATGGCATTGATGATTACAAGTTATACATATCATATTTTCTTTTCCTCCATTTCATAAAAGAAATTATCAGTGTCCTCTGTTCGCCACTGCTGTGTATCTTCTACGTTCCAGTAATTTGTTTGCACTTTCCAATCTGGTACTTGATCTTTCACAGTAAAAGATGGAATATCCCAAATTAATCTATTATTAGGTTGTGCTGCATAGTTGCCATCATTAAGTGCAAGTATGTGAGCGCACTTATGTTCGTGCGGTATTTCAGAATGATCTGTATCTAATATATTAGGCTCTGGGTGAGCAAAGTCAACAGTGAACAAATATCTACCCCAGTGCCATTTTTTATCTTTACCAATATATTTTCCAGATTGTGATTCTAAAATATCCCAAGAAGTAACAGCAGGATAATAACTAAAAGAATTCCAAAGTTGTAATTCATCAAGTCTTTTAGATGGAACAGCTTCCGGTTTAAAGCCACGTTGAATAAAAGCCGATATTGGCAAACGATAAAAGATCGCGCCATTTTCCATAATAGCATGAAACAATAATGCACGGCCTGTAATACAAGTAACACCAAAGATAATACAGTCTTCAACTTCTCCATGATGTTTTTTAAGATCATAAAGAAATTCCCTTCTTATCTGTGCATATTCCACAGGTATGTTTGCATTTAAATACGCCATAATTTTTTTTACTTCTTAGTATAAATATAACCCAATTCATTCTGCATTTCCATTTGTGTGATTTCTTTTTTTAAATCTTTTGCTAAATTTTTAAGTAATTCATAAAGCCAAGATGTAGCACCCATGTAACAATTACTTTCACAAATAATTAGTTTGTCAGTTTGTGGCATTCTTAATTCATGTAAATTATTTAAGACTTTAAAAGTATTCATGTACCTTACATAATTTTCTATAATAGTTTGTTCAAATATAGAGTTAAAATTTTTAACCCATACATAGTCTTTGACATTTTTTTGCATTATAGTACCGAAAATCCAATTAGCTTCGTTTATTACTCCATCTATGGCTTCATTATAATGTTTTCTATCATAAAACAAATCATGATGATGATCTATATTGTAAATTGTTGCCCCCTCATCTATTAGTTCAAAAGCTTGATGATGATGTTTAATAAAATAAACAGGTACTTTAGTTAAAAAATATTTTGTAATTAGAGAAATTATCTCTAGTTGTTTTTCAGGTGTGGTGGCCCAATCAAGATCTATTGTGAGAATATGTTTCATCAGGTAAATAACAAATATTAATTACTAACCTACGATCAGAGTTTGTGCAAGTAAAACCAGCATGTAAAACATTAGAGTCTATAATACACATTGTATTAGCAACACTTTTTACAGATTTTTTTTCTTCAAAATTGTATAGATATCCATCATTATCATTAACAAAATATACAGCTGATTTTAAACCTTTTTGTTTATTATCAGTGTGAGAGCCTGTATTAATATTTTTGTCTGTTTTAAAAGTACAATTTGCTTTAGCTCTTATTATACTTAAAGGACTTAATAACATAAGTATTGGATGTATTAGTTCTATGGTTTCTGAAGGCATACCACCATTGTAAAAAGGATGTGTAAATTGAAAAGGACTATCCTTATCAGTTACAACTTTATCGTTAAAATACCAAGGTATGGTATGTGATTCTAATATATTTTTTAATTTTTTATGATTTTCTTCTGAAAGAAAATTAGATATTACTTTCATAAATTACTTGTATTTTTCTTTCCAATATTTTTCTCTTTCTAATCTTCTTAATCTATAGTCTATTTGATTTATTCCAAGTAATTTTTTAATAAAATTTATTAACATTTCCATCTTCTACGTGCCTGTCTCAATCTAGAATTAGGGTCTTTT